ACAAAACGATCGAATATCCGGACCGAAAGGCGATCGCGGCCCTTTACGCCGCCGGCGCGAAGGCCGGACAGATCGCGAAGGAAATCGGCGTCGCACCCCGCACCATCTACGCCGAACTGAAGCGCGGCCGCGAAGGGGACAAGCTGGACAAGAACTTCCGGCCGTCCTACGACGCAGACCTGGCCCAGAAGCGCGCCCAGGAAAGCCTTCGCCGACGCGGCCGGAGGAAAGGAGGGCCGGCAGAATGACCCCCAGAGCAAGGCAACGGCGAACGCGCCGGAGAATCCGCAACGCGGCCAGTCTTCTTTCCCTGGTGGCCTTCCTGGCGCTTCTGGGAAGCGTCGGAGCCGTCGAACAGGACCTGGTCCCCCTTCTCCCTGGCGCGATCCGAATGTTCGGCTTCCTTCTGATCTGGGCCGGCCTTCTGGCCGTCGCCGGAGCCTTCGACACCACCGAAGGAAGGAGGGAACGGAGAAGATGAAGTACACGGCGACCCTGTCGCCCGTTCAGGTCGGACAGGCCGTGAAGGCCCTGGTCCTTCTGGGCGAAAAGAAGATCACGATCGAAGAAACAGAAAAGGACCGTTTCGTCGTCACCACAACAACCGAAACGGCCCATTCCAAAAAGGTTAAGTGAATCATATCACGGAAAGGAACGGTTTTCAATGCCTAAATTGAATTTTTATGATACGGACGCCGTGAAGGCGTTTCTGCTGAACACCCTGGTCGAGAACAAGGAAGTCCGCGAAGACGTCGACTTCGAGCGCCGGCAGTCCCAGACCTGGTTCACCCAGTACCAGGCCCAGAAGGGGCGCGCCGAAGCCGCTGAAGCGAAGATCGCCGCCGCGGTGTCCGTTCTGACCACCCCCATGCCCGCACATTCCACCGGCACCGTCACCGCCGAAGACGTCAACCAGGTGATCGCCGACGCCCTGGCCCTTCTGACTGGGAGCCTGAAGACGGAAGGGGGCGCCGCGAAATGATGAACACCCTGTACGAGATCAGCGCCGACTTCCTGGCCGCCCTGGACGCGATTGAGGTCGACCCCGACACCGGCGAACTGCTGAACGCTGACCAGCTTGACGCCCTTTCCGCCGCCTTCGACGAAAAGGCCGAAGCGATCGCCCTTTACATCAAGAACCTGACCGCCTTCGTCGGCAACGTGAAGGCGGAGGAAGCCGCCCTGGCGGAGCGCCGCAAGACCGCCGAAAAGCGCGTCGAGCGCCTGAAGGACCTTCTGGCGTCCTCCATGCTGTCCGTCGGTCGCGACAAGGTCGAAACGGCCAGGACGAAGATCGGCTTCCGCAAATCCACCCAGGTTCAGATCGACGACGAAGGCGCCCTTCCCCCTGACTTCGTGACGACCACCGTCACCACGAAGCCGGACAAAACGGCAATCAAGAAGGCGATCCAGGCCGGACAGTCCGTCGCCGGCGCTGTCCTGGTCGAGAATCAGAACCTTCAGATCAAGTAAGGAGGAATCAGCGTGAAGGACTTCAACATTCCCCTTCTGACGGCTGAAGACATCGACTGTCGCGTCCAGTCCGTCAGCAAGGCGAAGAACGGCACGGTCGGCGCGGTCCTTCTTCTCTACAAGGACGCCCGTGTCGATATGCGAATCCTGGACCAGGTCTTCGGGCCTGGTAACTGGCAGAGAACCCACGAACTGATCAACGGGAATCTGTTCTGTACGATCGAAATCTGGGACGACGAAAAGGCGGCCTGGGTGAAGAAACAGGACGTCGGCGTCGAGAGCAACACGGAGAAGGAAAAGGGACAGGCGTCCGACGCCTTCAAACGTGCCGGCTTCAACGTCGGGATCGGCCGCGAACTGTATTCCGCCCCTTTCACCTATGTCGAACTGAATGACGGTGAATGGAAGGTGGAGAAGGTCCAGGGCCGCGACGTCTACCGTACCTATCCGAATGTCAAGTTCTCCGTCACGAAGATCGGCTACAACGACCGCCGCGAGATCGTGGACCTGACGATCGTTGACCGCTTCGGAAACGTCCGCTTCCTGTGCGAAGGCGGTGTCCAGAAGAAGGCCAACCAGAGCGGCCAGGGAAGCCGCCAGAACGCGCAGAGCGGCCGACAGACACAGACACAGCCCCAGACAACGCAAGCGCCCCAGACGTCCCAGAGAGCGCCCCAGGGCGGCCAGACAACCACGATCCCCGCCGGCGGTGCCGTCTGTCCTGTGTGCGGTGGCCCGATCAGCGACGCCGAGCGCGACTATTCCCTTCGGAAGTACGGCCGCGAACTGTGCCGCAAGTGCCAGCGCAACGCGTGAAAGGTGGTGTAGACAATACCCAGCCGTATCATTAAGGAAACGATCATCATCAGCGAGTCTTTGACCGCGATCAGTGCCGAAGCCGAACGGTTCTTCTGGCGCCTGGTCGTGAAGGCCGACGACTTCGGCCTGTACTATGGCGACCCCCGTATTCTGGCTTCCCTGTGCTTCCCCCAGAAGCCCCCTTCCGAACAGAAAATCCGGTCCTGGCTGAACGAACTGGTTCGGGAAGACATGGTGGGAACCTACACGGCCCCCGAAGACGGGAAGAAGTACCTGAAACTTCTGAACTGGGGCAAATGCCAACAGACCAGGGCGAAGTCCAGCAAATACCCTGAACCGTCTTCGTTTGATAGCAAATGCAAACAGGCGAACGGAAATCAAATGCTTGCAAATGTCCCCGTAAACGAGAACGGAAACGGAAACGATAACGAAAACGAGAAGCGCGCCCATTCGGGGCGCGGGGCGGCGGACGGTTTTGACCGGTTCTGGGCTTCCTATCCCCGACGCGTCGGGAAGAAGGACGCCGTGGCCGTCTGGAAGAAGATCAGTCCTGACGACGCCCTGGTCGACCGGATCGTGGCCGGCGTGGAACGCTGGAAGCGGTCCGAACAATGGACGAAGGACGAAGGTCGCTTCATTCCCTACCCCGCGACCTTCCTTCGCGGCGAACGCTGGAACGAGTCCGACGGCGTGAAGCCGGCCACCGTTCCGCCGGCGGCGAAGGACTACGGCGACGTGGACGACTTCCTGGGCGGTGACGACCATGAATGACTTCACCGACGTCCTGGAAACCATCGCCCAGAACGCCAGACGCGGCCATGAGCGCGCCGGCGACTACCGCGGCGAAGACGGCCTTCTGTATTGCGGCCGGTGCCGCACCAGGAAGGAACACCGCCTGGAACTGGACACCGACCCGCCGAAGGTGGTCACGGTGCCGGTCATGTGCAAGTGCGAGGAAGAACGCCAGGAAGCCCAGCGCAAGGAAGAAGAGCGGATCAAGTTCCGCCAGGACTGCGAACGGCTTCGCCGCGACGGGATCACAGACCCGTCCTATCTGGTCAACACCTTCGCCCAGGACGACAACCGGAACCCCGCCGTTTCGGACGTGTGCCGGAAATACGTCGACCACTGGGAGGAAATGAAGGCCGACAACATCGGAATCCTGTTCTATGGCGGCGTCGGGACCGGAAAGTCCTTCCTGGCCTGTTGTATCGCGAACGCCCTGATCGACCGCTGTGTGAAGGCCAGCGTGACGAACTTCCCCCGCATTATGAACCGCCTTCAGGGCTTCGGAGAGGACAAGCAAGGCTTCCTGGACAAGCTGAACCGTTATGACTGCCTGGTGATCGACGACCTGGGCGTCGAGCGGGACACGTCCTATTCCGTCGAGCAGATTTACAACGTCGTCGACGCCAGGTCCCGTTCAGGGAAGCCCCTGATCGTGACGACGAACCTGTCCCTGGACGACCTTCGGAACCCGTCGTCTATGGGCTACGCCCGTATTTATGACCGCGTCCTGGAAATGTGTCCGATCAAGCTGAAACTTTCCGGCGACTCCCGAAGGACCGTCAACGCGGCCGCGCGCCGCGACAGGGCGAAGGAAATCCTGGGAATGTGAAGGAGGGCCGCAAGTGGAAACCTGGAAAGTGACGATCCCTGGCCTTTTACCTGGCCTGAATGAGTACATAGACGCGGAACGCGCCGTCAAGGGCAAGTACAAGGCCGCCGCCATGAAGAAACAGGCCGAAAATGTAATCGGCTTCATGGTGAAGACCCAGCTTCGCGGCGTCCGCTTCGACCGGCCGGTGATCATTCATTACCGCTGGATCGAGCCGAACCGCCGCCGCGACAAGGACAACGTCGCCTTCGCGAAGAAGTTCATTCAGGACAGCCTGGTCCACGCCGGCGTCCTGGTGAACGATGGCTGGAACCAGATCGAGGGCTTCACGGACGACTTCGCCGTGGACCCGAAGAACCCCCGCGTGGAAGTGACTATCGAGATATTCGAAGGAGGAAAACGACATGGCAAATATTAAGACTTTGAAGGACCTGACCCCTGGGACCGTCTTCGACGCCGGCCCGATCGACGTCCGCGTCCTGGATCACATGACCAACGGAACGACCCTTCTGATCGCCGACAAGGCGATCGCGTGGCGCCCCTTCTCCCTGGAACCCCTGAAGACCCGTCCGGAGGAAGCCCCTACCCCTTATCCGAACGACTTCAGTCTGTCCTATCTGAAGGACGAACTGAACGGCCCATTCCTGGCGGCCTTCGACGCCGCCGGCGGCCCGATCCGTTCCGCGAACATCGTGGAAGCGGACTGGTCCCTGGCGGATCACCGCGGCGGCTTCGGCTATGGCAACATGAAGGCAAAGATCAGTCTTCTTCCCGAAGCCCTGTTCCTGAAGTACAAGGCCCTTCTGGCCCTGGACGACTGGTGGTGGCTTGCGACCCCGTACGCCGGCTACGCGTACAACGCGCGCATTGTCAGCACGGACGGCAGTCTGGGCGACTACAACGCGTACGACGGCTACAGCGGCGTCCGGCCGGCTTTCTTCGCGGAATCTGGAATCATTCTGGAATCCGACGGCGGCGAAGCGGTGGAAGCCCATGAATAATCCCGCGACGACCCGCGAGTGGATCGGCCGGCGGCGCCTTCGGGCGTCCGTCGACCGGACCCTGGGCGTGAAGGTGCCGAAGGTGGTCTTCGACGAAGCGGAAGCATACGCCAGACGGAAGATGGCCTTCCAGAACGAAGTCCTGGGCCTGGACCGCGGCGACGAATACTTGGAACTTCTGATCCCCGACGTGATCCGCGAAATGGTCCTGGCGGCCAGGTATGACGGAAGGAGGGCGACGGCATGATCCCATTCCCTGACAAGAAGTATTCCGTGATCTACGCGGACCCGCCCTGGTCCTACTCCGGCGGCGGTGCTACGCGGAACGTGACAAGGCATTACCACACCATGAAGCCGGAAGACATCTATTCCCTTCCGGTCCAGAACATCGCCGCGGACGACTGCCTTCTGTTCCTGTGGGCCACGTTCCCGAACCTGGACGTCGCCCTGGAAACGATCCGGCGCTGGGGCTTCCGATATAAGACCGCCGCCTTTGTCTGGGTGAAGCGAAACCGGAAAACCCCTTCCTGGTTCTGGGGCCTGGGCAACTGGACGCGATCAAACCCTGAAGTGTGCCTTCTGGCGACCAGGGGGAAGCCGAAGCGCGCAGACGCGCACGTCCATAGCGTGATCGACGCGCCGATCGGCCGGCACAGCGAGAAGCCGGCGGAAACCCGCGACAGGATCGTCCAACTTGCGGGGGGGGGCGCTATGATCGAACTTTTCGCCAGAAAGACCGCCCCTGGCTGGGACGCCTGGGGCGACGAAGTGGAAGGAGATAATGACCATGAGTGAAGGCATTTTCGGCAAGAACGCAAACCTGGCCCAGCGCCTGAAGGACCGGATCGCGTTCCATGCCAACGAACACCGACACACCTACGAGATCGGGAAGGGCGTCATGGACCCCCTGGTCCTGGACCTTCTGGCCGACTTCCGTGACGCCGGCGGCGTGATCCTCCCTGTGAAGCCGAACGGGACCGTCTGGCTGATCCGGCGCCGCCGCGTCGTGTCGGCGACCGTCATGTTCGTCGGAGCGGGAGCGGACGGCCTGACGTCCTTCAGCGTCCTTCGCGGACGCCTGGGAACGACGGCCTGGTCGTCCGAGCAGTTCACCGAACACGACATCGGGAAGACGGTCTTCCTGACGAAGGAAACGGCCGAAGCGGCCCTGGAAGGCGGCGGAGCATGGCAACAGTAAAGGACCTTGCCGCGTATGTCTGCGACAAACTGGCCGGAAAAGTCCTGATTCATAGATATGACGCCTATTCCACGAACAGCGTCTACTTGAAGTTCGACTACGGCCTGGGGAACAGTCTTCGCCTTTCTGACCATACAGGGAAAGCCGGTCTGAACTACCGTTTCAATATCATCACGACCCTGAAGAGCCTGGGAATAGAAACGTCCGGAGAATACCCCCGCTTTTATTATCCGCCCGACATGGTGGACAAGGCGATCGCCGACATCGTGAAGGGCGTCACAGAAAAACGCGGCCGGTATCACGACTACGGAAAGGCCCTGGAAACCGCACGGGCCAGAACGAAGGGCGAACGTGGCTTCTGGGAGCAAGCCCGACTTGTGAAAGGCGACGGAGCATGGAAGGAATAGCCCGCGACCGCTGTCCGCTGTGCGGCGACTGCGAGTTCTTCGGCGACTATGACAAGGCGGTCGTCGGTCCCTGGGAACCTGTCCCAGGGACAAACGGCCGGCAGTATAGGACCGCCCTTCTGGGCTTCGATGAAGCAGCCGGCGCGATTTGCAAACGCCCACGGACAGGAACGAAGACCCGTGTCTATGCGGAAGTGCCGGCCTGTCCACACTTCAAGCCGAAGACCTGGACGCGGCCGGAATATTGCCACGACTGCGACCGAAAGCACGGTGAAATGACGGACGGTTCGATCCTGTGTGACGGTTGGCCTGAATACCGAAAGGAAGGCGACACAGCCTGTCAGAACGGAAAAATCGCCTTCGGGAAGAACCTGTCCCTATTCTGACGCCATAAAGAGCCACGATCAGAAATACCACGAAGGAGGCGAAGGCCATGACGTTCCTTGAAGAGGTCCGACGGAAGGTCGAGAAGGAAGAAAAGGCGTGTGTGACGTGCGGGAACCTGGTCCGCATAGGCGGGACGCTGATCGGCTGTGTCGCCCATGACAAACTGATCCTTCCGAACTATCCGCCCTACTTCGGACAAAAGCCGTGTCCGGACTGGAAGCCCTGATCCTGGAATGGCCCAGAAGAAGCGCCAGGGCGTCCCGCCGGCGATCCAGTATTCCATATTTGAAGGCGGCGACGTCTTCGTCTGCCCCTTCTGCTGTGCCGACCTTGCACGGACCGAAGCCGGAATCCCGCGCAAGTGTCCGGAGTGCGGACAACCCATAGAAAGGAAGCAAAGCCATGATCGGAAGAAGGCGTAAGAACTTGCCGAAGTGGCGCTACGACTTCAACTGTCGGAAGTGCGACAATATCCAGTTCATCGACGACCCCGCGCGCGGCCGCCTGGGCGACTACTGCGTGGCGTGTGTGGAAGCCTTCGACCAGGGACGGCCGAACCCGATCCACGCCGACGACGACCGCGTCGTCCGGTGCGATTGCTTTCGGCCGATCCCCGAACCTGAAGAGGAAGAACAGAAAGAAGGTGAACCCACATGATGAAGCGTTTTCTGACCGGCGTCCTGTCCATCATCGCGGGAACGGCCCTGGTGCTGACGTCCTTCGCCGGTGCGTGTTCCGAAGACACCGGAAGTGTAAACGGACCACCCGCCAAGGAAACGCCGTCAGCGGCCTTCCGGGGGCCTTCTGGAACCCTTTCCGAAACGGAAACAGTTCCGGAGCCGGAACCGGAATGGATCGAAGCCGTGGCGACCGCGTACTGTCCATGTGAACGGTGCTGTGGTTCCTGGGCGCTGAACCGGCCGGACGGGATCGTCTACACCGCCAGCGGCGCCGAAGCTGTCCAGGGCGTGACGATCGCCGCTGACTGGTCGATCTACCCGCCAGGGACCGTCCTGTTCGTGGAAGGCCTGGGCGAAATGGTCGTTCAGGACCGCGGCGGAGCGATCCAGGGACAGAAGATCGACGTCTACTTCGAGAGCCACGACGACGCCCTTCAGTTCGGCCGCCAGAACGTCCGGTTCTACATAGTGAACGACTGAAAGAAGCTGAAATCAAATGATAGCACGGGCAAGCGGACGAAGTCCGACTTGCTATCGTGCAGAAAGGAAACAGAACAGACATGGAGATCAAAGACATCGTTCAGAAGGCACACGACAACGCCGTCAAACACGGCTTCTGGGACCCGCCCCTTCCCTTCGGGACGGCGATCGCGCTGATCCATAGCGAACTTTCCGAAGCCCTGGAAGAGGAACGCGCCGGAAACCGAATCAGACCTGGGGACCCCGTTCCTATGATTTATTACAGCGGCGGAGGGTATGTCGCCACCGCGCCGACGAAATGTTGTGTAAAACCCGAAGGTGTGGCCGTGGAACTGGCCGACGCCGTGATCCGGATCGCGGACCTGTGCGGCCACCTGGGAATCGACCTGGACGCCGTGATCGCGGAGAAGATGGCCTACAACGCCGGCCGCCCCTATAAGCACGGGAAGCGGTTCTGAAAGGTGGCGACACCATGAATCAAGTTCAACTGATCGGCCGAATGGCCCGTGAACCGGAATTAAGGCGCACGGAGAAGGGGACGCCCGTCGTGTCCTTCGCCCTGGCCGTCGACCGCCGCTTCCAGCGTGACACCGTGGATTTTGTGGACTGCGTGGCATGGCGCGGGACGGCGGAGTTCGTGAACAAGTATTTCCGAAAGGGGAAGCGCGTCGCCCTGACCGGTTCGATCCAGGTCCGGAAGTGGAAGGACAAGGAAGGCAACGACCGGAAGACGGTCGAAGTGGTCGCCGACTCCGTGGAGTTCGCCGACGGCAAGGACCAGGGCGCCGGTTCCTACGCCGCCGACCAGATGGCCGCCGCCGCGGACCAGCAGTTCACAGAGGTCGAAGACGACGACGGAGAACTTCCGTTCTGACACACCCCAGAAGAAAGGCGGTGAAACGCATGGATCAGAATGAAAAGGAAGAGAAGCGGAAAGCCTGGGTACGCTTCCGCGTCATGGACGTCCTTCGCAACCACGACCAGGAAGCGCGCGTCATAGAATCCCAGATCGCGGCGGAGCGGGCCGCCCTGGCTGAAGACCTGAAGGAAATCCTGGAATCCGCCTTCCCTTCCAGCCAGCTTTCCGACGCCGGCGTCCGCGTCCAGTCCTCCCCAGACCCAGACGCCCGAATGGTGAACATGGTCACACGGACGGAGAAGCGCCGGAACACCGCCGACCGCCGGATCGGCGCCCTGGAACGTCAGGCCCAGCAGATCGAAGACGTCCTGTCCGCGATCCTGGACATGGACAGTCAATCGAAGTGCGTCCTTCTGGCCCTGTATTACCCCTTCCGATCCTACAAAGAAGCGGCTGACTTCCTCCACATGGCGAAGGCCACGATCTACCGCCAGAGGAAAACGGCCCTGGACTCCCTATTCGCCACCATGTATAAATCCGATTCCTTCCGCTGAAAGATGAATACAGGTGAATACACATGAGACTTTCAATCTGGAAAACCATGTGGTAGAATTATAGTCGGGAACAGCGTGTTCCCCCTCCTTTTGAATAGGGTACAGAAAGACGTCCTTTCGGGGGCGTCTTTTTTGTACCCGCTTTCAGAGGATCACGAAGAAAGGACGGTGTGAATCATGGCGAAGATCACGAAGAAGAATGAAGTCTTCTGTGAAGAATATCTGATCGACCTGAACGCGACCCAGGCCGCGATCCGCGCCGGATATTCTCCGAATGCCGCGGGAAGTATTGGTTCCGAATTACTGAAGAAACCTGAAATTCGCGCGCGCATTGATCAGGCGATGGCCGAAAGGTCGAAGCGGACGGGGATCAACGCTGACCGCGTCCTTCGCGAACTGGGAAGGATCGCCTTCCTGAACCCGAAGGACGTGATCGACCTGAACACGGCTGAAGTCCTGGGGACTGCTGTCGAAGACGACCTGGCGGTGATCGCCGCCGTCAAGGTGAAGCAGACCCCGACGGAGTTCGGAACGAGCGTCGAACGCGAAGTGAAGATAGCCGACAAGCTGAAGGCCCTGGAACTGTGCGGTCGTCACCTGGGAATGTTCAAGGACAATCCCGAAGGGAACGCGCCTGTGACTGTGGTGATCAACTATGACTATGGCGGCGAAGATTGAGTTCAAGGCGTCCGCCCAGTTCAACCCAGTCTTCCGCCCTGTCAATGAGTGGCGCGGCCGCTATCGTATTCTGAAGGGATCGGCCGGTTCCGGAAAGTCCGTGAACATCGCCCAGGACTACATAGCGAAGATGTCTGACCCCGCCTATACCGGCGCGAACCTTCTGGTCGTCCGAAAGATCGAGGAAACGAACCGCGATTCCACATTCGCGGAACTTCAGGCCGCGATCTATCGAATGTTCGGCCCATACGCCGAACGCTTCTGGAAGGTCAACCTGAACCCCCTGTCCCTGGAATGTAAGATCACGGGAAACCGGATCATATTCCGCGGTGTGAAGGACCAGCGCCAGCGCGAGAAGGTGAAGTCGATCACCTTCAAGAACGGAAAACTGGTCTGGATATGGTGTGAAGAAGCGACGGAACTTCTTTCCGAAGACGTCGACATTCTGGACGACCGTCTTCGCGGCAAGCTGGACGGCATGAACCCGAATCTGTATTACCAGATCACAATGACCTTCAACCCCGTCAGCGCGACGCATTGGATCAAGGCCAGATACTTCGACAAGGCCGATCCGGACGTCCTGGCCCATCATTCCACCTATAAGACGAACCGGTTCATAGACCCCGCCTATTACCGCCGCATGGAGCGCCGCAAGGAAGAAGACCCTGAAGGCTATCGCGTCTATGGCCTGGGCGAATGGGGCGAACTGGGCGGCCTGATCCTGACGAACTTCGAAGTCCACGACTTCAAGGTCAACAGGGACGCCTTCGACGCCTTTTACTACGGCCAGGACTTCGGCTATAACCATGCGAACGCGATCCTGGGCGTCGGCTGGAAGGACGGAGAAGTCTATATCTGTTCCGAAATCTACGTCTTCGAGAAGGACACCGAAGAGATCATCGGCCTTGCAAATCAGGCGAAGGTCGACCGGCGTGTGGAAATGTTCTGTGATTCTGCGGAGCCGGACCGGATCAAGACCTGGCAGAAGGCCGGCTTCCGCGCCTACCCCGTGAAGAAAGAGCCTGGAAGCGTGAAGGCACAAATCGACTGGCTGAAGGGCCGGAAAATCCACATTCACCCTTCCTGTGTGAACGTCCTGAAGGAAGTTCAACAATGGAAGTGGAAAAAGGACCCGACCACGGGCCTTTACATCGACGAACCCGTGGAGTTCATGGACGACGCTATGGCGGCCCTTCGCTATTCCGTCGAACGACTCCGCCGCGGTTCCGCTATTGAAGTTTTGAAATAAGGGAGTGACACCACATGGCCGAATATTCCGTCATGGACCGGATCAACATGATTATTTCCGATCCGGACCACGCGACAATGACCCTGGCCCAGATCGTGACCGAAGAGATCAGGGAGTTCAAGGCGTCCGAGCAGTACGCGAACATGATCCAGGCCGAAGCCTATTACAGAAACCGGACCGACGTCCAGCGGAAGACGAACGACGTCGCGAACCGGTCGAATACCAGGATCGAACACCCGATTCTGAAGAAGCTGGTCGACCAGAAGGCGAACTACCTTCTGGGAAAGCCCTTCACCGTGGACACGAAGAACAGTTCCTACGGCGACGCCCTGAACGACGTCTTCGACCAGACCTTCCGCCGGAAGATCAAATCCCTGGGGAAGGGCGCCGTGAAGTCTGGTATTGCATGGCTTCAGCCCTACTTCGACGACGGGAAACTGGCCTTCATGCGAATCCCGTCCGCGGAACTGGTCCCGATCTGGCGCGACGCGGAGCGAACGAAGCTGGACGCCTTCATTCGCTTCTATGACCAGGTGATCTACATCGGCACCAGAAAGCACACGATCACCCACGCCGAACTGTGGTGGACCGGCGGCGTCAAGTATTTCAAAACCGACGCCTTCGCCGGCACCATCGCCGGCGACTTTATCGTCGACACCGAACACGGCGATGAAACCAACGACTACACCGAACCTCATTTCACCGTCGGCAACAAGGCCTACAACTGGGACACCGTCCCGATCGTCTGGCTGAAGTACAACGAAGAGGAACTTCCCCTTTGCTACTTCATCAAGGACCTGATCGACGACATCAACTGGCAGACGTCCGTGACCGCCGACGTTCTCCGCGACGTGGCGAAGTTCATCTATATCCTGAAGAACTACGGCGGCCAGGACTTGGGCGAGTTCATCAAGGACCTGAAGGAACACATGGCGATCAAAGTCACCACCGACGGCGGTGTGGACAAACTTCAGGCCGACCTTAATATCGACGCCGTCATGGCCTTCCTGGATAAACAGCGCCGCGACGTCTACGACTTCGCCGCGGCCGTCGACACGAAGGACCCTGACCTGGGGAACGCGTCCGGAACGGCGATCAATTTCCGCTATATGGACCTGTCGTCCGACTGCGATTCCCTGGCGACCGAACTGAAGGACACCTTCCAGCGCCTGAAACTGTTCATCGACGTTTACCTTCAGATCGCCGGCAAGGGCGACTTTTCTAAGGAAACATTCGACATCGTCTTCAACATGGACCTTCCCGTCAACGAAACCGACGTGATCCAGAACGCCGTCGCCAGCGAAAGTCTTCTGTCGAAGCGGACAATCCTTCAGAACCACCCCTGGGTGACGGACGCCGACGAAGAAATGGAGCGGATCGACGCAGAGAAGAAGGCCGCTATGGAGGAATACGGCGAAGGCCTGTTCGGCGACGCCCTGGGCGCCGGCAAGGGCCAGAACGGCCAGGGCGACCCCGTGAATGGCGGTGGAGCCGATGGCGACGAATAACCGTGACTACTGGGCCGAACGCGCCCTGACGCGCGAGAATGAAGCCTATCTTCGCGGCGCGAAACTTTCTGGGAAAATGTTCAGAGAGTACGAAGCCGCGGCGAAGTCGATCCGAAGCCAGATCGACAGCTTCTATTCGAAGTACGCCGGCAAGTACGGCCTGACCTACGACCAGGCGGTCCGCCTTCTGTCCAGAAAGGAGTCCCAGGAGTGGAAGGCCACCCTGGGCGACTATGTCGCCACCATCGAAGCCACCACCGACCCCAGCGTGAAGGCGGTCCTGAAGGCACAACTGGACGCCCTGTCGGCGAACAGTTCCATTTCCCGCCTGGAAGCCCTTCAAGGTCAAATCGACCTGATTCTGAACGACCTGTGGAAACGCGGCGTCGAGCAGATGAAGGAAGAACTGGGCGAAGGCTTCGTCGAAGGCTACTACAAGAAGTCCTATGACCTCCAAAGCCGCGCCGGCTTCTACAATGAGATCGCGAAGATCGACGCTTCCGCCGTCGAAGACGCCGTGTCCTATCCCTGGTCCGGCGCCATGTTCTCCGATCGCCTGTGGCAGTCAAAACAGGCCCTGGTCTTCAACACCAGGGAGATCATCACCCAGGGCCTGATCCAGGGGAAAAGCGTGGGTGTCATGGCGTCCGCCCTTTCCTCCCGAATGGGCCAGTCCTACAAAAACGCCGAACGCCTGATCCGCACCGAAACCGCACATATCCACGCAGAAGCCGACAGGAAGGCCTACAAGGAAGCCGGCGTCGCGGAATATGAATATATGGCCGCGGTCAATGAACGCACCTGTGACACTTGCGGCGGCCTGGACGGCCGGCGTTTTAAGGTGTCCGACGCGGAACCTGGCGTCAACTACCCGCCCATTCACCCGAACTGTCGCTGTACGACGGTCGAATATGACCCAGAAGAAGCCCTGGACTGGCTGAACAGCGGAGAGCCTATGCCGAAGCGGACCACCTATCAGGAATGGTACAGCCGGCAGACGGCCGCGAACGGTCAAGGTTCGGTTGAAGTCGAACGGAAGAAAGCGTATAATATCAAAGCGGACCAGGAACAATTCGACGCCTTCCTGGGCGTCCTTCCGGACGGCGAAGTCCCGTCCACCCTGGACGCCTTCCAGAACGTGAAATACACGAATCCGGAGAAATGGCGTCAGATGAAGGCGAAGGTCCGCCTTTACAACAGCACCGCCAGCCGCGGAACCCTTCCTGAAGCGGCGTCCGCGTCAGCGCCCCAGGACAAACTTCAGGGCTACCTTCTGAACCATGAACACCCCCGCGGGAAGGAAAAGGCCCATGTGATCAACCAGGTCCTGGGCTACAATGTGGAAAACTGGGAAACCTTCCAGAAGAAACTTTTGACGGAGGTCCGGAAGTCCCCTGTGACGAAGACCGTGTCCACGCAGTTCGGCGAACGGTACACCGTCCCCGTGATCCTGTACGGCCGGAAGGACCGCTTCCTTCGCCTGAACACCGTCTGGCAGATCGACACCGGCGGGAAGGACCCGCATTTCATCACGGCAACGCCGGAAAGGAAGAAGTGACAGCCTATGTTTGAATTATATGACACCGTCGTCCTTCTGGAAGACGATCCGGAAGCCGGCGTCAAGGCCGGCACGGAAGGGACCGTCGTCTATATCCAGGGCGACGGAAAAGCCTACACCGTCGAGTTCTTCGACGAAAACGGCGATACGATCGAAGAAGCCCTATTGAAGGACTACCTTCCGGAACAACTGAAGAAGAAGTGAACGTCGGCCGGTCGGCCGGCGTTTTCTTATACCCTTTTCCAGGTGGAACAGGCGTCGCCTTCGGGCGGCGTCTTTTTCATAAAATCAGCCGTACCCGTCCGGCGACAAGACGGGACCGCGAAGGGCGTGGAAGCCGCCATATAAACAGCGGAGAAAGGAACACCTATGATCATTGAAGGAATCAGAAATCTTCTGGGCGAAGACCTGGCGAAACAGGTCGAAACGGCGCTGAAGGGCAAGGGCAAGGACGGAAAGGACGTCGACCTGGTGGTCGGCAACGACGGGACCTTCGTTCCGGCCGAAAAGTACAACGGCGCCAACAGCGGGAAGACCAGCGCGGAAAACGCCCTGAAGGCGGCCGCGGAAGCCCTGAAGGCTGTCGGCGGTTCCGGCGATCCGGCAAAGATCGCGGACGACGTCAAGGCCGCGAAGGACAAGATCGACACCCTTCAGACGAACCACGCCGCCGAATTGGCGAAGATCAGCAAGCGATCTGCCCTTCAGATGGCCTTGAACGGGAAGGTCTACGACCCTTCCGACATCATCGGCCTTCTTGACATGGACAAGATCGAAGTCGGCGACGACGGGAACCTGAAAACCGACCTGGAAGGCCTTCTGAAGCCGATCAAGGAATCGAAGGCGTACCTGTTCAAGGAAGACCCCGCAAAGAACCCGCCACCCGTCCACGGCGCTACACCGGCCGATCCTGGCCCGAAGACACCGCCGGCGGCCGGCAAGGTAGACGGCCCCGTCTGCCTGTAAACCACACCACCAAAAACGAAAGGAATGATACACAATGGCAAGAACTAAAGCTATCAGCCTGATCCAGAGCGGTTCCACGAAGGCCGACCTGGCCGAACTGTCCGGCCTGGTGATCGCGAACATTCAGAAGGACACCCTGGCCCAGGGCCTGAAGTCCCAGGCCTACACCGGCAACCCCGCCAGCGGTTCCGTCGAGTTCAAGCGATTCAAGAACAGCGCGTCCCAGCCCTACGGCACCGCGCGCACCGCGAACAAGGGAACCGCGATCACCGTTCCCCCGACCCCCGTCAACCTGGACACCCACCGCGAGATCGTCGAGGAAGCCGCGAAGTTCGACCTGGACACCTTCGGCGTGACGAACATCATGGCGCGCCGCGCCGACAACCACGTCGACACCGTGGCCGCAGAGTTCGACGCCGCCTTCTTCCAGACTGCCTTCGACGCCGGCACCGCCTACACCCCCGACGCCAGCGCCACGATTGAGGAAATCCTGGAAGGCCTGATCCAGAGCGTGGAAACCGTGAAGAACGACTACGTCCGCGGCGTCCCCCGTAACCTGATCCGCCTGGTTCTGGACCCTGTCACCTACGGCAAGGCCAGAAACTACCTGGACAAGAACACCAACAACGCCAACGTCGACACCGCGGCGGAGGACTTCGCCATGTTCCACGGCGTCCGCGTCTATTCCTCCATCAATCTTCCCGTGAAGACCGAAACCGTGGAGTCCACGAAGACGAAGACCACCACCTGTCACGGCGTCGCCATGATCGAAGGCGCGATCGCACAGCCGGCGGTCATTTACCCCTACAAGGAGCCGGAGAAGATCCCCCTGTCCAACGACTACGGCGTGTCCATGTTCTTCGACTACGGCACGAAGGCCCTGACCCCCGACCTGATCTTCACCTACTCCACCAGCGTCACTTCCGCCTGATCGGCGTGACGCCCGTTTGAAAGGAGGAACAGAACGTGAAGTTCAAGCACATTAGAACCGGCGCGATCCTGGAACCCCATAGCGACTTCGTTCTGGAACAGTTCCAGAAGTCCCCCGACCTGATCCCCTTCGACGATCCGGAGCCTGTCGCCGCCCCTGGCGACGGCGACAAGCCCCTGTCGAAGTTCACGAAGGACGAACTTCTGGAAATGGCCCAGGAAGCCGGAATCGCGGTCCCTGACGGCGCGAAGAAGGCGGAGATCATCGACCTGATCGAAGCCCTGAAGCAGAACTGACGGGGCCGCCGAAAGGTGGTCTATCATGCTGAAAGAAATCCTTGCTTCCCTTGAAGGCCTGACCGACCTTGAAAGGGCCGAAGTCCTTCGGACGCTTATGTCCGGACAGACGGTCCTTCAGAAGGTAAAAACCCTTCTGGGGATCACCACGGAGGACCAGGACGACGTTCTGGAATATGTGATCCAGACCGTTCAGACCCTGGTCCTTCGCTATATCAACTGGGACGAACTCCCCCTGGAACTGGAAAACGTCCTGGCTGTCATGTGCGTCAGCTACTACAAGGCCGCCGGACTGGGAACCACCGCGGCGGCGCCTGGGGCCGTGTCTTCCGTGAAGCGCGGCGACGTCCAGACGTCCTTCGCGGTCGGTTCCGGTTCTTCCGGATCGGCCGGCACCTTCAACCTGGGAAACGACAACGGGGACTTCTTCGGCTGGAAGACAGTCCTGAACGAATACCGGAAGTTAAGGTGGTGACGGAATGGCCTTCGGAAGCCCCGCGGCGGAGCGCGCCGCGATCGAAAGCACCTATGAAGACACCGCCACCGTCTACCGGACAGCACCAAAAAGGGGCGCGAACGGCCTGTCCGCAAGCGTCCCCGACGTGGTGTATTCTGGTATCATTTGCGCGCTGTCGTATTCAGGTACAAACAGCAGTATGCAGACAAACGCACAACAGAACATCGACCACGACGCCGTCGTCTTTGCCGGTCCGGACCTGAAGGTCCTTCCTGGCGACACGATCGTCGTGAAGCGGTTCGGCCGCGACGACCCTTCCAGCACCCAGGAAGTGACGTTCGAAGTGATCGGCCGCCCGTCGGTGTACGCCACCCACCAGGAAATCAAAGTAAAGGACGGTGATCTGTCGTGACCTTGAACGACTTCCTGGAAGCGATCGCGAAGAAGCTGATCGCCAGGTGGCCCGTCCGTCACGTCTTCGTCAACCGGATTCCGGCCGAAGCTGACGGAAACTTCTATGTCCGCGTGATCGAAACCACCCAGGAACAGAAGCTGGACCGCCGCCGCGTCAGGACGACGCGGTTCGAAGTCTGCTATCTTCAGGCGGACAGGGACAACCTGTCCTTCAACACCTGGTTGGAAGCTATGCTGGACGACTTCGAAACCCTTTCCGTCTTCGAGAAGACCGAGGACGGGACGGACGTCTTCCGGTCGCTTCGGCTGACGAACATCGCGGCAAACCAGGACGGCGACGAACGGTTCTTTTCCTTCCGCTTCGACGCCCGACTGAACTTCGTGATCACGCCCGACGTGATCCCGTCCATGTATTATCTGGATCAGAACAACACGATCAAATCGGAGGTCTGACAAATGGCCCAGAAGAAAAAGACCGTCGCCGTCGACCAGGAAGCGCCGGTCTTCACAAAGGAACAACTGGTCAAGTCTAAAACCCTGGGCGTCCCCAGGGACGCCGTTGCGGCGATCCTGAAGGACGGCCAGACCTACACACGGGAAGAAGCGGTCCGCCTTGTGACCGACTTCCTTGAAAGGAGCGTGTAACTATGCCTATTGGTGGAGGTTCTTTCACCGTACAGAACAAGGTCCTTCCTGGTGCTTACATCAACTTCGTGAGCATGGGGACCAACGCCAAAATGGGGGAACGCGGCGTCGCGGCCCTTCCTCTGGAACTGAACTGGGGACCTGAAGGCCAGGTCTTCAAGCTGGACGCCGCGGACTTCAACGCGACCAGTCTGAAGGTCTTCGGCTACGATCCCACCGACGCAAATATCCTTCTGGTCCGCGAAGCCATGAAACGCGCGAAGACCCTTCTGATCTACCGCGTGAACGGCGGCGGTACGAAGGCCAGCGCCACCGTCGGCGGAATGACCGTGACCGCGAAGTATGGCGGCACCCGCGGCAACGCGATCAAGGTCGCCGTGATCACCAACGTCGACGACGCCACGAAGGCGGACGTCGTGACCTATCTTGACGATATGGTCATGGACAGCCAGACCGTCGCAAAGTCCGGCGGCGCCGCTTCCCTGGTCGCGAACGACTTCGTCACCTTCGGCACCGCCGCCACCCTGGCGGCCGCCACCGCG